GGTCGTCGGGCTGGGGCCCATCGAGTTCCTGCTCAAGGACCCCGAGGTCACCGAAGTGATGGTGAACGGGCCCGACGACGTCTACGTGGAGCGGAAGGGGCGGCCTCTTGACCCTGGCGTAGACACCCCCTAGGATGGCCCCGTGAGAGCCCACGGGTACGTCCGGCTGAGCAAGATGGACGACACCTCGACGTCGCCGCGGCGACAGCGAGAAGCCATTGCCAAGTGGTGCGCGGACCGCGACGTCGAGCTGGTGGAGACATTCGAGGACCTGGACCTGAGCGCCTTCCGAAAAGGGGTCCGCCGGCCCGGCTATGAGCGGATGCTCGGGCGTCTGGGCGAAGTGGATCTCGTGGTGACGTGGCGGCTGGATCGACTAGCTCGCAGCGTGTCGGGTTTCTCGAAGCTCCTGGATGCCCTGGAGGCCGCGGACGTCAAGGTGGCCACCACGGACGGCCAAGTGGATATGACCACCGCGGCGGGCCGCGCCATGGTCCAGATGACGGCGGTGTTCGCCGAGCTCGAGGCCGGCACCACCTCCGAGCGCGTGCGCGGTTGGCATGCCCACAAACGCGACATGGGAGAATGGGTCGGCCGGGTGCCGATCGGTTTCCGTCGAAACGGGAAGGGCCTCGAGGTGGATCCTCACCAGTTCCCCCGACTGGAGGCCGCGGCCCGCCGATACGTCTCGGGGGAGAGCCTCCGGGCTATCGCGGCCGACGTCGGCATGCAACACCCCAATCTCGCCAGGACGTTTCGATCGGATCGGTTTATCGAGGCATTGCCCGGGACGCTCGGCACGGCGCTGGTGGGGCAATTGGCGGAGCGGGGACGTACCGGCGGCCGGGCTCAACGTTCCCTGCTCGGAGGGATCGCGAAATGTGGAGTCTGCGGTGCGGGGATGACGGTGGTGGCCGACCGGCGGCACCGGGAAGGCCGCAAGGATTGGTCGGCTTACGCCTGCCGACAAGGACACGTCTCTATCAGCCGACCGTGGTTGGACGACCACGTGTCCAGTGCGGTGCTCGACGCCATCGACACGAAGAAGCTCCTGAAGCAGCTCGACAAGCAGAAGAGGCCGAAGAACGTTAGGGCCACCGCGGAGCTCGAGGCCAGGCTGGAGCTGCTCGAGCGGGATCACTACGAGCGCGGCATCATCGCCAGGGACTCCTACCTCCGCCGGCGCGAGGGCCTGCTCAGGCGGCTCCAGGACGCCCGGAATGCCGAACAGGACGCCGGCGTCGACCTACCCCGCGAGCTCGCGGAGCACCTCGCCGAGCGGTGGGTGGACTTCACGGTCGGGGAGCGTCGTCGCGTCATCGCGGCCTGCATCGAGTCGATCACCGTGGCCAAGGCGCCGGACCGGCGCGGTCCGCGCCCCGGCCGGGTTTCCATTAACTGGCGCTGAACCGCAGGCCAGACCGTTCTCCCCACGGCGTCCACATGTCCCAACCCTGCGCTACCTTGCCCGAGATGGTCCTGACGATAGCCATTTGGCGTTGTCGGTGAGCCTGCTAGAACCGTAGCTAGGAAAGACGGACCGGCCCCCGTAGCAGCGGGAGCCGGTCCAGAGCCAAAGCAAGACTGGAGGGCCCCGCATTGGCAGATCGCACTTTACCCCCCGCCTCGGACAGGGCCAAGCCGAAGACGTCTGCCAACGTCGTGCCCTCCAGCCGGCTTGGTCCTGCCCCAGGTGAACTCTCAGACGCGGCCTATTCCGCATTGGCCGATGTCCTTCTGGGGGTAGCTGAGCGGATCGCACAAGGGAGGGGGTGAAACATGGCAAAGCGACGCATCGGCCAAGGGGGAGGCGACTTCCCCGAGACCTGGCGACCGGATCCGGGTGATCGCCTCATCGGCAAGGTGACTCGGAAGGACGAGGTGACCACGCAGTACGGACTGACCCGGCTGCTTGAGATCGACGACGCGAACGTCGGCACGATCGCCGTCTTCTGCGGGAGCACCGTCTTGTCCCAGGTCTGGGGCGACGTCAACGAGGGCGACCTCCTCGACCTGACCTACCAGGGCGAGGTGGTGTCCGAGAAGAGCGGCAGGACATTCAAGTCCTACCTGGCCGAGGTAGACGACGGCGAGGTGTAAGGAGGGATCGAGTGAAGCTGAAGGCAAAGTGCCCGAACTGCGGCGAGAACCTTGTCTCGTACAGGGACATCCAGCGCGGCAAGGGCATCGACCCCGCGGCGTTTCGGCGGCTGGTCGAGGCGGGTTTCGACGCCAGGCCGGCCGACGTCGACGGGTCTTTCGCGTCGAAGAGCCCGAGGAAGGTGAAGGCGGCGAAAGAAGCAGCAAAGACAAAGGCCGAGTAGCGGTCCGATCGGTTCCGTCGTCCCCGGATCCGGGGGCGGCGGTGTCGAGCGGAAGGGGGATCCGCGTGCCAACGGTACCACCCGAAGAACTGTCGGCCGCCGACCAGGTGGCATTCGAGCGGCTCCTACGGGGGCTCGCCGAGCCGAACATCCTGACCTGGGCCCGGGCCTACACCGAGCTCGGCCTGTCGGTCGTCCCGGTTCGCGCGGACCAGAAGTATCCCTGCGTGCCCTGGAAGGCCTTCCAGGGCCGCCACGCCACGGAGGACGAGCTCGTGGAGTGGTTCGCCGACCCCGGCGCGCGCCGGATCGGCGTGGTCACCGGGGAGATCTCCGGGATCTTCGTGATCGACGTCGATTACCGTCACGGCGGCCGTGACTCCATCAGCGAGGAGGTCCTGGCCGACGCGGCGATCGCGATCGTGCGATCACCGGGCGGGCGCCATTACTGGTTCCGGAATCCGCCGGGGAAGCGGATCCGTTCCCGGAACGCCTGGAGGCCAGGCGTGGATAAGAAGGCGGACCGCGCGATCACCCTGGTCCCCCCATCGGCCGGGCCGGCCGGCGCCTACGAATGGGAGCGAATGCCACGTGGACTCTGAAGAAGAACGCCCAGCCGTAGATCCCGAGACCGGAGTCCCGATCGAGTACCTGGACGAGGTCCTCGGTAACGGCGGGCCCTCCCGATCCGGTCGGACCATGGCGGGGAGCTCCCCCACGGCCGACGTCCGTCGTTTGGCCCGGGCCGGACAGAAGCCGATCCCCCGGGGAATGAACGACGAGGCTCTGTACGCCGAGGCGTGCCGCATGTTCGGCCTGGGCCTGGAGTACGACGACGTGCGGACGCATCTCCGAGGGATGCCCCTGGAGCAGGATCCGGCGGATCCCTACGACGAGGACGACTACGAGCGGATCACGACGTCGGCCTCGAAGTATCGCGTGGTGGGCAGGATCCCGATCGTCGACGAGCACGGTGAAACCATGCCGATCGGGACGCCGGCGTCGTGGGTGCCACGGCCCGCGGCGTCCTGGGACCAGGAGCACCCCGTGCCCACCCTGGGGGAGGTGGCCGACGAGCTCTACCTGTTCTACCGAGGGATGCTGAACGGGATCATCGGCCCATCGGAGACGTATAAGACGTGGCTCGCGTGCCACGTGATCCTGGAAGAGCTCCGCGGCGGGGGCACGGTTCGGTACTTCGACTTCGAGAGCTCGCCGATCATCGCCCGACTGAAGCTGATGGGGGCCACGGACGAACTGCTCGAGAGCTTCTTCTACTGCCAGCCCGAGGATCAGCTCCCCTCAGCCCAGGACGACCGCCGGCGGGTGATCGCGGCGATCGTCGCCGACGCGACGCTCGTGGTGGTTGACGGCCTGACCGAGGCCATGGCCCTCGAGGGCCAGGACATCAACAGCAACAGTGGGGCGGCCTGGTACGAGAACGAGGTCCTCAAGCCGATGACCCGGTCCGGGGACGTGTCCGTGATCTATATCCATCACACCCCGCACCTCGGGGATCGAGCGCTCGGAGCCCAGCACTTCAAGTCCATGGTGACCGGCTCCGCGGTCCTGACCGAGGTGGACGGATCGGCAAGCTCGGTCTACCTGACGGTCAATAAGGATCGCCACGGTGGCCTCGTGGAGATGGTCCAGCGGCGGAAGTCCTTCGCCAAGCTCATCCTGGACCGGGAGGGCGACGTCGACGCACCCCTCCGGTTCCGCACGGTCTTGATCGAACGGACCAACAGCGGGCAGTTCGTGCCCACCGATCGGATCGACGAAGTGGTGGCCTTCGTCGTCAAGTACATGGTGGAGCACGGCGAGGGACCGTCCATGCACCGGATCGAGCTCGGTGTGGGCAGAAAGGTGACCACGACGCGCCGCGCGGTCAGGTTGGGGGTGAAGCGTGGACGGCTGGTGATCGTGAAGGGCGCGCGCTTCGACCACTACGAGGCGACGGAATGACTCGTCGCGCGCGTCCGAACCCTCAACCAATGGTCGAGACTGACCTCGTCCCTTGCTGGGACGAGCAACCCCCCACTTCGTCCCACCTCGTCCCGGGGGTGGGACGAACTCTGACCTGCGAAAACAGGCCACCTCGTCCCAGGGGGTCAGAGGATGGGACGACCTCGTCCCATTTCCTCGTCCCTATAGGGACGAGGTAATGGGCGGGCGTCTTCGGATGGAGAAGAAAAGGAGGCCGCGTGGATCGCGATGAACTGGAAAGCAGGCTCCTGCTGGACGAGGAGTTCCGGGCCAAGCTCCTCGAGCTCCGGGAGGCCGACGACAAGGTTCACCAAGCTGAGGCCGAGCTCCGCCTAGTCCGCGAGCACTTCCATGCCCGGATCCGCGAGCTGGTGACCGATCTCGGGGTGCCCACGGCCACCGTGGCCCGTTACGTGAGCCTTGGACTGCAGAGAGTGACCGAAATCGTGAAGGGCAAGTGATGAGGCGCAAGCGGCAGCAGAAGCAGATCCCCTGGCTGGAGGCGACGCCACTCGAGGGGATCACGGCGATCGACGAACTCAGGGCGCTCGATGACAAGGCGTTGGGGTTCGAGCTGCACAACGCCACCGAGACGGAGCGGTGGCTCAGAACCACAGGCGCTTCCTTCCGCGACGCGAAGTTCGAGGGCAAGGACTCGCTCGCCGAGCTCGCCGAGCATGGCGCGGCGTACGCCCGGATCGCCCGCGAGACCATTGTGCTGATCCAGTTCCTTCGGAACGACGCGGAGAAGAACGGCGACAAGAAGAAGGGCGGCGGCTACCTATGACAGATGAGTTCCGTGGGGGCGCTTACTTCCCCGTGCGGAGTCAATGCAGCCATGCCACGACTCCAGATGCCACGGCCCCAGATTGCCCCGGTACCGTCGTGGCGATCGCCCTGGCAGATGGGCCTGGGGACCAGTTGGCCGTGGCCTGGCTGTGCGGGGAACACGCGAACCAGATCACCGGCGATGGGCGCCACGTGTTCAAGCTCCGATTGACCTGCGCGCAGACGCCCAAGAAGGGCGCCGCGCCGTGCGGCGCGAAGACCGAGTACATCTCGGTCGTTCGAACGAAGACCGGGGCTGGAGTCGGCGCTCTCTGCGCGAAGCACACGCCCGACAAGCGCGGGCCGACCAAGCGGTTCTTCCTCCGGCCGTAAAGACGTGCCCCACGGGGTTCTGGGCCAATCGAAGGAGGCCCCCTCGAACCCGGAACCCTGTGTGGGCGCACACTTAAGTGTGCAAGGCCATTGATTACCTAAGTAATCAATGCGCGTGACCTGATTGGCATAACTGACAGCAAGGAATGGGCCTCCTTCGGTAGAGGGAGGCATTGTTATGTCGCAGTTGGACCAGTTGCGGAAGAAGCGCGAGGAACTCCGCGCATCCGCAGACGAGATCCTCACGCGTTCAGCGGAGGAAGAGCGTGACCTCACCAGTGAGGAGAGCGCGCAGCACCGTGACGTCGTGGGCCAGCTCCGTGATCTCGATGACGAGATCGAACGGATCCTCGAGCAGGAGGTCGCAGAGGTCCGCGCCAAGACCACCCGGGAGCCCGAGGTCGAGACGCGCACCCTTGCCGGCGAGATCCTGAAGCGCGGCTGGGATCTGAAGAAGAACCCGTCCGTGACGATCGCTGCGGACGAGCTCGTCGAGAGCCGTGCGCAGACCCTCCCCGCGGTGAGCTCATGGGCGAGGCAACCGGGAGTCCTCGTTCCGCTGGGAATGGACCAGCGGTTCCTGTTCCCGAACCTCCCGACCGAATCGGCTGGGCAGTCCAGCACCGTGCTCGACTGGAAACAAAGCGCAAGAACACTGACAGGAACAGTCAACCGCGTGTTGTCCTCTGTCGCAGCGAAGGCTACCCTCGACGTGACCGTCGCGGCGGTGACCGAAGACATTCAGCAATTCGCAGTGGTCTTGGCAGCCATCCCCAACCAGATCCTGGAGTCCATCCCGGCGTTCACCGACTTCATGAACGGTGAGGGTGCCTTCCAGATCGCCAAGGCACTCGACACGCATGTGCTCGCGCAGATCGTGGCCGCCACGCCGTCGTTCAGCAACACCGGCACCTCGCAGATCGACAAGGTCAGGAACCAGATCGGGACGATGCGAGGCAACGGCGCCAACCCGTCGCTCCTGGTGCTTTCCCCCACGGATGCCACGACGCTGGACCTGTCGGCGGATGCAGGCGGGTACGTGTTCGCGACGCGAGACACCGGCACCGCATCGCCCATCTTCGGCTGCCGGGTTATCGAACGGATCGGCGGTGGCTCCGACCCCATGTACTTGATCGACCCCGACATGCTCGGCCGGCTCTACCTCGGCGACATGCGGTTCGACGTCGACCCGTACACGGGCTTCGCCTCGAACACCACGTCACTACGGGTGGAAGTCAATGCGATCTTCCACGTCCGGAACGTCCAGGGCGCATACCGCATCGCCGCCACATAGGAGGGGGAGCCATGGCAAAGGTCACAGTCACGGTTCCTGAGAACGTCTCCTACACGGCGAACGACCGCGTCTATCGCCCGGGCGAGACCTTCGAGGTCCAGCGGGACGAGCTGGTTGAGGCGTTCATCAGGAACGGGAATCTGGTCGAGGTCAAGAAAAAGAAGGCCTGACCATGCGCTGGCCATGGCAGGTCGAAACCAGACAGCAGTTCATCGTGCCTTCGGAGCTCACCGATACGGGCAACTTCGCTGACATCACGGTGACACCGGAGAGCGCACTCAGGCTGTCGAGCGTCTGGGCCTGCGTGAATCTGTTGTCGAACACGATCAGCACGCTTCCGCTCGATGTCTTTCGAGGTGAAGAGGAGATCGCCACTCCGCCGCTCCTGATCAGCCCCGCGGCGGGGTGGGATCTCACGGCATGGTTGTGGGCACTGATGCAGTCCCTGCTCCTCCGGGGGAATGCCTATGGGCTGATCACGGCCCGATCCGGCCCGCGTCTCACGCCGGCGCAGGTGGAGCCCGTCAACCCGGACAGCATGAGTGTGACCGTCGGATCCGACGGATCCATCACGTATAGGTTCAAAGGCCGCCTGTTGGACCCCAGCGACGTGTGGCACGTTGCTGCATTCCGGCCCGCGGGTTCGGCGGTCGGGCTATCGCCGATCACCTATGCGGCGGAGACGGTGGGCCTCTCGCTCGCCGTGCAGCGCTTCGGGCGCGCCTACTTCGCCGATGGTGCGACGCCAAGTGGGATCCTGGCCGTGGACCAGAAGATGAACAACCTCGATGTCCAGATGGCCAGGGAGAGTCTCGATCGAGCCACTCACGGTCGACGCCAACCCATGATCATCAGCGGTGGCGGCGCCGGCGACGTGAAGTGGCAGAGCCTGTCAATCAATCCGAACGAGAGCCAGTTCATCGACTCCCGCAAGCTCGGCGTGGCCGAGATCGCCCGGACGTTCTCGGTTCCTCCGGAGATGATCGGCGGAGAGGCGGGCAACAGCCTGACCTACGCCACGGTCGAGGGAAGGGGCCTGGACTTCGTCCGATATTCGCTCTCGCACTGGCTGGTGCGCCTGGAGCGGGCGATCGGCGACCTGCTCCCGCGGGGGCAGTCGGTGAAGTTCAACGTGAACGCACTGCTCCGCGGAACCACCTTGGAGCGCTACCGGGCTCACCAGATCGCCTTGGCGTCCGGTTGGCTCACGGTGGACGAAGTTCGAGCGCTCGAAGACCTCGGGCCGATGCCCGTGGGCGCGGCCGCGCCGCTCCGGGCCGTTGAAGGGACGGGATCATGACGATCGGCATCGAAGTCCGCAGCTCACCCATCGCCCTGGAGCTCCGAGCGGACGGCCGCACGCTCGCCGGCCGGGTGATGCCATACAACACCGAGGCCAGAATCGGGTCGTACACGGAGACGTTCCGGCCCGGCGCGTTCGCTGACGCGGATCCTGCGCAGGTGCCCCTGCTGGCTGTGCACGACCGTGAGCAGCTCCCCATCGGGCGCGCCCTGAGCCTCACGGACGGGCCAACCGGCCTGGACGCTGAGCTACGGGTATCCAAGACCACTCTCGGTGACGAGGTGCTCGAGCTCGTGCGGGATGGGGCCGCCACGGGCCTATCGGTCGGGTTCGTCCCTATCGAGGATCGGTGGAACGCCAAGCGCACGATGGTGGAGAGGCTCCGCGCGGAGTTGCGGGAGATCAGCGTCGTCGCCTTCCCGGCCTACCAGGACGCCCGGATCCTGGCGGTCCGGGCGGGCCCGGAGGAGCCCCTTCGGACTCCGCGTCTCACGATTGCCAGATTCCGTCTCTAAGCCTGGGGGGTGTCTTGCCATGGGACAGGAGAGGATGCGGTCCCCCAGGGGGCTCTCCGTCGCCCACTCATGCCGCGACCTTGTCTGCGAGGGCGTCGATCGACGCCGGCGCCCTCATGTCCCCTCATGAGCCTCGAGGGGCGGGCTTCCGCCTCCACTAGCCTGCCCCGCTCCTGCGCCTACCCGGGATGCCCCCAGGTGGTGGTGGGTACCCCCCGGTGCCCCACCCATACCCAGATGGCATCCAATGCCCATCGCAACACCAGCCACTTCCGCAAGGTGGCAGCCAAGATGAAGGCCGCTCAGCCCTGGTGCACGTACTGCGGTAGCCCAGGCACGGAGGACAACGGACTCACCATCGACCATGTGATCCCGCTGGCCATGGGTGGCACTAACGCCCGGGAGAACCTCGTCGTCGCTTGCTATCGGTGTAACCGCAAGAAGAGCGATGCGGTCGGCACGGTCCGTCCGATCCAAAGCGAGAACTCGATCGTGATCGCATGAAGGTCGCAGTTTTTGACACCCCCGCCCCCAGAGATGCCAGTGCGGCGGGAAAAAAACGGGATGTCGAGTTCATCGACCGCCTGATCCCCGGAGGTCTCCGCCACTTCCAGCGTGATTTCCTCGACGAGCTGTTCGCGGTGGATCCCCACGGCCGGCCTCGGTACACCTCAGCCCTCTGGGGGCTGCCCCGGGGCAACGGCAAGACCGAACTCGCCGCCGGCGTGGCGCTGGACAAGCTCGCCGGGCCCGGCCACGTGGACCAGGGGGAGATCGTGATCGCCGCGGCGTCGAGAGACCAGGCGATGGTGGCCTACACGGCCGCGCGGAGGATGGTTCAGGCTGATCAGCGACTCGCGCAGCGGCTGAAGATCCAGCCCGGCTACAAGCGGATCCTCGACCTGGAGAGCGATTCCACGCTGCATGTGGTCTCCGCGGAGGGTCGCTTACAGCACGGTTTGAGGCCCACATGCGTGATCTTTGACGAACTTTGGGCCCAAACCGATCGGCGGTTATGGGAGGCGCTCGTCGGGGGCCTGGTCAAGCGGGAGGACAGCCTCCTCCTGAGCATCTCCACGGCGGGCTACGACGATGAGAGCCTGCTCGCGGAGGAGTGCCGTCGTGGCGCCGACGGCGAGGATCCTCGGTTCCTGTACCGGTGGCAGGGCCTCGATCGTGGCGATCCGTCCGACTACCGGGATCCCGGTACGTGGCGTATGGCTAACCCCGCCCTCCGGTGCACGGAGCCGTTCCTGCCCCTCTCGGGGCTCCAGGACGCCGTTCGGCGGATGCGGGAGTCGGAGTTCAGGAGATGGCACCTGAATCAGTGGGTGGACGCCGAGGAGCTGTGGATCACCCCCGAGTTGTGGGCGGCGTGCACGTCGCGGGCCGAGCTCGGCGCCGATCGCGATCCCGACGCCATGTGGGTACTCGGCCTGGACGGTTCGGCCACGGGCGACGTCACGGCCCTGGTGGCGGTGTCGGTGGAGGACCTCCCCCACGTCGAGGTGATCGCCTACTGGCAGCCGAGCACCCAGGATCCCGTCCCGGTCCTCGACGTCGAGGAGGCCATCCGGATGGCCTGTAAAGAGCGGCAGGTTGTGAACGTGGTGGCTGACCCGTTCCGGTGGACCCGATCGCTCCAGGTCCTGGCTGGCGAGGGCTTCCCCGTCCTGGAGTTCCCCCAGCAGCCGGGACGGCTGGCGCCGGCGACGGCGTCGTTCTATGAGGCCGTCCTCAACCAGGCCCTGACCCACGATGGCAATCGCGAGCTCGCGTCGCACATCAGCCACGCCGTGATCAAGCAGGATCCGCGAGGGGTCCGGATCACCAAGGAGTCGAAGAAGAGCACCCGGCGGATCGACTTGGCCATGGCGGCCATCATGGCGTTCGACCGTGCCAAGGAGCTGGTCGGGAAGAGGGTGACGTTCTGGTAGTCCAGCGGTCAGCCAGCGACATGCCGGAGGCGCTCGCGGCGAGGCAGCGTGAACACCGGCTCCGGCAGAAGGTTTGGCCTCGCGGTGAGCGGCCCGCTCCGAACGCTGATCCGTGGCAGCTCGCCGCGGAGGCATTGGACCTCCTGGACGGACTTCGGCGGGAACTCCGGCCCGCGGGCCGGGCCGTCCTTGACCTGGAGCAGGCCATGGAGCGGATCCGCCAGCTCGCGACCGGGCCCGAGCCGGACTAGCGCCCGTCTACGCATAAGGAACCTTTTGGGCGGCTCGAGAAGGTGACGGACGGCCTGTTTGAGGGGGAGGAGGCCGTCCTGCACGTGATCGAGAGGATCGTGGCCCCGCTCGGCCTTCGGGTCGA